CCAGCACTTTTTTCAGTTGCGCCAGCCGTCCAAACAATGTTGGCTGTGTGTCGGCATCCCCAATAGTCCCAATCTTTCCATCAATACCAGTGACTTTTGTCAGCACCTCTGCCAGCTTTTCCACCAGCACTTTTTTCAGCTGCGCCAACCTTCCAAACAATGTTGGCTGTGTGTCGGCGTCCTCTTCTGTACCAATCTTATTGCTGATGTCTTCCACAGTGGTTTCCTGTGCCACAGCCGCTTTCAGTTCCGCCACATCTTCCACCAGTTCCGTTGCCTTTGTGCTTGCTGTCTGTGCATTTTCGTTGATGGTATCCAATTGATCCAGTTTTGCCGCTCTTTCTGCCGTCCACTGCTTCACATGGGCTGCAATATCCCCAATGATTTTATTCAGCTTTGCAAACACAGAGCCAGCTGCCTCACTGCCGCCGCTGTCATTGGTCTGACCAATTTTTCCAGAAAGCCCTTCTGTGTTGATATGGATAAGGTCCACTTTTCCCTTCACCGCGTCCAGCGTTTCTTTGTCAGCAATATTGATTTTGGTATCGCCATCCACCTCATCCAGTGAAAGGGTACCGCTTTCCATTGCCCATTCATATTTTTTCGCGGTGGTACTGTCTACGATGTACCGCACCTCCTCAATATCCTTTTCCAGCCGTTCCACGGTGTCATTGAAAACAGGAATGGTCATATACAACCCCGTTTCGATCTCCAGCTTTACTTCCGTATCATTGCCGATATAAACCAGCAGATCAAGCTGCCGCTCCACCACGCTGCCGGTGCTGTAAGCAGGAATCAATTCCGCATTTTCTCCGGCGTTCCCGTAAGAATACAGGACTTCTGCCGTTTCCCGCTCCACGCCTCCTGACTGGTTATAATACACCCCCTTGGCATACAGCCCCAATTCCCTGTAATAAAAGGCTTCCTGTATATCCGCATTGCTGAAGATGGCACCGAAAATAGCGTCACCATCAGGATTTTTCGTAGCTTTGTTCAGTACCAGTTCCTTTACCACATCTGCCACATCCGTCATAGTTCTGGTGGTCTTGCCTTGGGGCAGATAGCCTTTGCCAATGACGATTTTTGTAGGCACAAATCTGGCGCCCATCTGCACATCTCCCAGCAGGAGCCGCCCCACATCCGTCACGTTGTTATCATAAAATGCACTCATGGCTGTTGTTCTCCTTTCTTTTCTTTGAAATTGCTGCCAATCCTTATGGTTTCAAAGGACACTTCATGGTATCCCACGCCAGCATGGAGCTGCATCCGCCCTGTCAATGTGATGAAAATGCCGTCCAAATGGGAAGAACCCCGTTTGACCTTTTGGAGAATCTCCAAAAACTGCATGAGCCTTTCATCGGTAATGGAAGGATTGGCGCTGAAAATACGAAAATGCCCCGGTTCTCCTTCATACTGAAACCATTCCTGTATATATCCGTCACCAAAATATGTATGGATGACATTTTCCACTGCCCATTTTGTCCCCAATTTCTGATACACCTGATCGCTGTTTTTGATGAGGTTGCGTTTCACGTCAATGGACTCTGATTTCAAATACCAAGTGATATGCAGTTCTTCTGCCAGCCTGTCCAGTTCTTTTTCCGGCAGTTCATCAATCTTATCCCATGTGGTCAAAAGCTGCGCAGAAGCATGGAGTTTTTGGACGATGGCATCTGTGGCAAAGGACAGCCCCAAAATGGCGCCATCTTCCCGCATAAATGACGGCAGCAAATCCCGAAAAGTCATATCGCCCAATTTCATACGCCATCACCGCCCATTACCTCATGGGAAACCGTCAGTTCTCCCGAAAATTTTGCCACCTGCATGCTGGACAGCTCCGTAAATACTGGGGAAATGATGTCCACTCGTTCCACTGCTTCCAAACCACTTTGGGGCGCAAGGATATATTTTTTCAGCTGATCTGGATTGATGTCCCGACCCAAAGCGCCGCACTGATAGTCGTTATACTGCCGAATGGCGCCATTTTCTCCTTCGACAACGGCAATGGCGTCCGCTTCTTGTTCCAGCGTGCAGTAATACTTGATATGGATGTCATAGCTTACCTGTTCCGGCGCCTTCACCGTCACCACATCCGTCATGGGGCGGATATCGTCGGCAAACACATCCTGTATCTTTTGCAGGGCATCTTCATCCGGCAGTGTTCCCCCAGTCATCAGCGGCACAATCACAATTTCATTTGCCTTTGGAGAATGGACATACACGTCAATAATTTCCGCATCGGCTGACAACGCATAATAGCGATATGCTGCCAATGGTCCCGCAACGGAAAAAGAAGATGGCGCAAGGCGTATCCGCTCCCGAAAACGGTCGTCCCCTTCTGTGGTATAGGGTTCCCCATCATCGCCGCCGATGGTGCCCTTCAGGTTGCTGACGCTTGCTACATAAGGAATCAAATCCACCAATGTTTTGATGGTTCCTGCCGCCATGTTGTTATAATCCCCGCCTGCTGTGGTGCAGACTGCCAGCACATCCCGAAAAGTTTCTCCTGCCGGAATGACAGCCGTTTCCTTTGTGGCAAAATATATGCTGCCGTCAGGTGTGATTCTGGTACCAGCAGGAATGATAATGTTTTTGGACTGAGGTGCGCTGAGGGTAAACCGAAAGGTATCATATGCCGGAGCAGGCTCCAGACGCTTGGTGCCTACCCGTTCCCCCAAAGCATCCAAAACCACACCTCTGGCATATTGCAAAGTACGCTGTTTGGCTGTGTCATTCATTTCGTGATAGACATTCACCAGCACAAAAACCAAGGCTTCCCCATAAATCCGCCGTTCATCACCGGGATATAAAGGCTCGTTGACACTGTCCATGAGCCACTCCATGACGGTATTGTAAATCTCCGCTGCATCTGTATTGACAAAATCAAATTCCTGTGCCATTTCCTATCTTCACCCCCTTTTATACATCAGAAATAAGGGCGGTCAGTTTAAAACTGCCGTCCTGCTGTTCTATCACTGATATTTCGATATCCTCAACATCCACACGCGGTTCATAGGTTTCTATAACCCAGCGTGCGTCCTCTTTCAATGCAATAACGGCTTCGTCCCTCGGCTTGTCAAATAAACGGGCATTAATTCCCTTTACGCGCTCCATGGCGTTTTCACCGCGAATGATGGAAAGAAGGTTTTCAACACATTGTTTCGGTGTTCCGTTTCCCGATGATTTCATAACTTAGCCACCCCCTTTATGCTGTTTCCATATGGGGTCTTTCTTCCTTTGTCCGCGGAAGATGCTTTTGTATTAAGTGCTTCTTTTTTCTTTGCTTCGATATTCGCAGTCATGCTCTTTTTAGCTGTTGTTGTGCTTTTGCTAGTACTCTTTGAACTTCCGCTTTTTGCGGAACTAGTCCCTTTACTGCTACTCGTCGTCGTTGCTTTCGCCGTTGCCGCCGCGTTTGCAGCAATGTATTCCGAAAATGTAAATGACAGTGTCGCAGCAATGAAATTCCCTTCCAGATCAAGAACGGTTTCGGAAATTGAAACACTCTCAAGCTGGAAATTACCCGCACCGAAACTTGCACCGCCAATAATAAGGGGATGTACTTCGCCTACCAGCTTGCGCCAACTCCCGAACTCTCCCCGGACGTTGATACCCGCAGCCGCCAGAATACGGCTACTGAAAGTTATCTGTTCCAACTCTCTGCCGCGGGTATTTACAGGGCTTGTACCACTCGTGTCACTGTTTGCGTCAGATTTCAGCTTGAATTCTGTTGAAAAATCGGAAAGCGGGTATATTTTTTTTGTTGTTGTTTCAAATTTTTTCGTTCCCCAGCTTGCAATAACGCCCATGCAGTTTCACCATCCTTTCTACTTCGGCGCGTCTGTGTCGTCGCTGCCTTTGGTTACGCCGCTATGAACATGACCTTTCAGGCTGACACCGTCAGCCGTCACGTCGCTGCTGGAACTCATACCACTTGCGGACACGCTGCCCGTTGCGGTAATGTTGCCCGTAAGAAATATATTCCCCCGCACATTTACGTCACCGCCGCCAGCCGCAGAAATACCTCCTGTTGCGGTAATGCCGCTGTCAGCCGTCAGGTGTTGCGTCATGTGGGTGGTTCCTTCCACCGTCAATTCTCTGTATATTTTATGGTTCCATTCCCCGTCCAACCGGGCAAGGATAATGCCCGTATTATCCGGGAAAGTCGAATAAACAACGGGCATGTTTGGTTCCAAGCATTCAAGGAGGAAGTACGGGACAACCAGAGGGAAAGACACGTTTCCGCTTGATTCCTGCGGGATAACGATTGCCTTTTTCCCTCCTTCCGTAAGGGATGAAATAAATCCTTTGTTAATCACTCCGCATACCTCCTTTCAGTATCCTTCCAACGGTTTTCTAAAAAAGACCTTGCTTTTTCCGTTTGCATAGTCGTTTCTTACATGCGTCAAAAATACCGCACCATTCCATGACGGTGCGCGGTAATTTTCCAGTGCTGCCGTACTTGCCGCCGCAAACTCCGACATGATTCGGCTGTAAATGTACCCGTTCAACATCCCTTTGTTTACGCTTCGCAATAGATTCATAGCGTACCTGTCCGCTTCTACCTGATTGGACATGGTTATAGGTATGTTCATTTCTGGCACATACTTACGTGTTGCACCGTTCCCGGCTGTATATGTTCCCTTATACAACCCTCTTTCAATCAGGCAGGAACCATACAAACGCGCCGAATTATCAATGAATTTGTAATCACCATCTGACGTGATAGTTATTGTTTTTACGGGTGCAATACCCTCCATGTAGGACTGCGAATACATTACAAGAACGCCGTCAAAGACAAGGTATGCGCATCCCTCAAGAGTGCATAACCTTTGAAAAAATGCAAAGTCGGTTTCATTGGTCTGCAAGATATAATCATACTGCACGTCAGTCACGCCGTATGACTGAAACCCAAGACCATGATTTCCTGCAATCTCCTTCCCGATCTGCGAAAGGAATATCTTCTGCCATGCCTTACTTTTGCCTTCCTTTGCTGAAGGTGGGATTGACGTTGCAACGATTGTATAAAGACCATTTTCAGGTGTTGCGCTGTCGACGAACATCTTACCCGTCCCTATACTGCCGTATGAAACAGAGATTTCGTCACCCACTTTTGGCTGCCAGACATCCCATTGGTTCTGTGGGTCGTTGAAACGGATATGCAGGGTATCGCTTCTGCCCTCACAGTACATATCGTGATAGCAGCGGTTTACAGAAACGTCTTTTGTTATATCGACACCGCGAAATTTAACTTCAATCAAGACGTTTCACCCCTTCGCCAAGGTGGAAGGCTTTCAGGAACCTCCGTCATGTCTAGGACTGGAATAGAAAGGATTATGCCCTGCTCAAAAACCAATGTGTCCGCATAATCTAAATTCGCCTGAATGATATAGCTTGACAGGTTTTCGTCGTTGTAACTTTTCAACGCCAAAATGTCAAACGTATCACCTTCGGCGGTCAAATAATCCTCATATCCGACCACTTCAATTTTCATATGCAAAGTACCCCCTTTCTTCAAACCAGCGTTCCAGCAGGTCAATAAATTCAGGATATTCCGCTTCAATCGCCGCCATGATATCCTCTTTGTCCGCATTGCCTGTGATTTCGATTTTCGGGGAAAAATTGATTTCTCCGATGCTCACGGTTCTGCTGTTGTTGGTTTCCAGCGGGTCAACGTCGTCAGGCAATGCACCCAACATTTGTCCAGCCTTTGCCCAGTAAGAAAGGTTTTCACTTCGGACAGACGGGTCAAAGCTGATAACCGCTTCTGTGCCTGCTTCGCCGGCAATAGATACACCGTTTGTGAAACCACCTTTTGCTAATAATGGCATTGTAGGCAACATCAATCCGAAATGTTTTCCGCCAAACCCAGGTACCCAGTCAGGAATATCCACACTGATACCGTTGATTCCGTTGATAGCTCCATTAATCAGACTGATGACGCTATTAATGGGTGCCTTAACGATACCCACGATGGCACTGAAACCCGATAGGAATTTTTCTTTAATGCCATTGATGAAGTTGCTAACTGCCATGCTAATACTGTTCCATACGCCTGACAGGAATTCTCCAAGCTGTGCAGCGTACATTTTGACTGTATCCCAGTTTTTATACAGCAAAACGCCAATGCCAATGAGGGCACCAATAGCAAGGATCACAAGCCCAATGGGCGATGTCAGAAAAGCCATCGCAGCACCGAATGCCGTTGTGACTGCCGTACCAATTCCGGCAACTACATTCCACGCACCTGTTGCTACTGTCTGTGCTACTGTTGCCGCTGTACTTGCCCCCTTTGCCACTGCGTCTTTTGCGTATAACCCCATAAGGTACAACGTGTCAGCCTTTTCTTTTAGGTGTGCAATCTGTAACGCAGCGAAAGACGTTACCAAGTTGTATATCCCCTTAACCATTCTGACAGTAGAAAATGCGCCTATAACACCACCCAACGTGCCAACAATTGGAATCAGCACATCTGAATGTTCTATCAGGAACAATACCGCGTCAGATGCTAGGTCAATTGCAATAACAAGTCCATCCCCGAATTTTGTTGCCAATTCATCAATTTTTGGCATGAGTTCATTAAGCTTTTCCTGAAATGGCGGTGCAAGGTCTTTCAGTTTTTGCGTGACGTTTGTTGCCGCTGGGGTAAGCCCCATTTCCAACTGCCGACCTATCCCCTGTATTGCCATGTCAAGATTGTCGTATTTTATGTCGCCGATTTCCGCGAGAGCATCACCGGTCAGGTAAGAACTTCCCTCAATGTTGCCAAGCGCAGAAATTGCATCAACACCAAGGTCCTCCCACATGGTGCCGAATAGCTGAACACCTACAGCATCACGCGCAACAGCGTCGTCCATCGAAACAAGGTCACTTATGATCTGCTGGAATGCTATGCTCGCATCGTCTCCACCTGCGGCAAATATCTTCATTACTTCGTTCGCATCATAGCCAAGTGCAGCATACGCTTCTTTCGTTGTGTCGGAACCGTCAATCGCTCTGATAGAAAATTCCTTGACCGCGTCACCTACCTTGTCAAGATTCCATGCACCGCTCTCTGCGCCTTCCTGCATGATAGTGAACATATCGTCAATGTCCAGACCAACTTTTTTAAAATGGACAGAATATTCACTGATGGTGTCAATCAACTCGCCCGAATAGTCAAGCCCGTTCTGTGCACCCTCTGCAATATAGTTCATTGCGGTATACCCATCAACACCAAAATTCTGCATCAGGGCTTTTGACGCTCTCAAACTTTCATTTACATCGTAGTCAAATACATCTCGTAACATGAGGGAACCTTCTGTTACTCCCGTAAGGTCGCCTTCCAAATCGCCAACGTATTGTTTCGCCGTAGCTACTGCGTCCGCAACGTCCTGCCAGTCCTCGCCTAAATTGCTAACATAGACATTATCAACTGTATCAGACAATTCCTCCATGTCAGCAGCAGTCGCGCCTGTCTTAGCCTGCAAATCGTTCATGACGCTTCCGTATTCGTCACCAATTGAAATCATTGCCTTTCCTGCCTGCACAGCACCAACAGTAACACCTGCGCCAATTGCGGCAATAGATGCTCCAACCGCAACTGATTTTGCATCAAGACCGGAAAGCCTTTTTTCCACTTCCTCAAATCCTTTTTTAACGGAAGAATCAACATTCCCTTTCATGTTGATTACGGTTGTAAATATTTTATTTTTTGCCAAAAAATCACCTCCGCTTTCTCTTGAAATGAGGCGGTGAATATTTCATTTTCTTCAATTGCTCATTCTGCTTTTTCAGATCCTCAACGGCTTCTCCGTAATCTCGCAGAAAATCAATCAATGGCATCTTTTTGATATCGTTTATTCCTGTGTGGAAGTGTCTGGCATATTGTCGGATTGCTCGTCGGAGTGTTTTTCCTCGGAGGTTTCCCCCAACCTCCCTAATGTAAAAAGCAAGCCGATGTTTGAAATGCGGAGAATATCAATCCCTTTGACACGTTCCAGATCAGACATGTCAATATCAGGATTTACAGCAACAATAGCGGCAAATCCAAGATACATATGCAATCCGTAGTCACTTTCACGCAGTTTCGCCGTCATGGTTTTTGTTTTGTCCAGTGCGGCGCATCTGCTACACGCTTCAAGGTACAACATGGAATCAATTTCGCTTGCATCATATTTCAGTTCTGTTACTGTCTGCCCGTTGATTTTGATAGGGTTTTTTAAATACAGTGTGTCTTTCATTCTTTTTTCTCCTTTCCGTTTGCATAAAAAAGCCCCGCAGAAAATGAATCCCGCAGGGCTGTATTTTATATCAATCAAAGCAGGCTATTCGTATTTTTGGTATAGTCTACGCCGCCGATTTTCACAATCCCGGCAAGGCGATCAATGAGGAACATTTCCTCTCCGCCTACAAAAAGCTGATAGCGAATAACCGTAAAAGCCATTTCGTTTGAACTTCCTTCTCCGACGGTCATTGCAATACCCGGAATTTTTGTCGGAATACATTTGAAAAATGCCTTGCATCCTACTTCCTTGCTGTTCCCGTTTGCGTCGGTTACATTCTGGACAAACCGCAGTTCAACATTCATTGTTTCTGGCTTCACCATGGAAGTAAAACCCTTATCAACGCCGATTTTGGTAATAACCAATTCCATGTTGTCAATGCGCTGTTTGATAGGGATAGACATAGTACCCATTGCTTCAATTTCAGCCAACACAAAAGCCACTTCCGGCAGTGTTGCTTCAATGTCTTTTGCAACAAGAACATTGTTCACGTAGCCAGTATTCGCAACGATAGCACCGTAAATATCAATAAAAGGCATGTTTTTTCACCTCTCTATTTCTGTTTTAATATTATTCAAAGTACGAAGAGAATCCCTCGTCTGTATATGCAACTTTCATAGTTCCGGACTTGAATGGAGGTGTCGGGGTAATACGATTGTTCCAAACAAAGTCACCTTCCATAATCTGTGTTGTGCTGTTTTCGCTCTCTTTGAATTCGCAAACAGGCTCACCGATCAAAGCACCAACAGCAACAAGCGCGTCAAGCTTGTCCTGCTCTCTGTTTAGGATGGTATCTGCCATTGATTTTGTCATGGGCGCGTCGATTTTAAGCGCATGTTCACGCTGGAAACTATTAGTGACATACATCATCATTCGAATGGATACGTCAAAAATAGACCGCGCATCTGTCACAAGACCATACTTGTATGCAGCGGTATGGTTCCCCCAGAGTACATAGGAACCACCCCAATATACAGCTGTTGTAATACCGTTCTCGTTCAGTCCGTTCGTTGTCTGCTGGTCATATCCTTTGTTTTTGCTTCCTGCGCCGAAATACTGTCTGCCTGCCGGAATCTGTTTATTAGACGGAGTTTCCATAGGAATTCCCGTGTGTGTGGAATCAACCAGACACATAAGCCATGTTGTCAGTGTTGACAGGTGGTAAACAGTGCCATCCTTCAACCGCCATTTTGGATAACATACCTTTGCTCGTTCAGACGTATAGGCGTTATCGTCTTTCCACTTGATAGCCTTTGCAATGGTGTCTGTATCCTCGATAGGAATATCCACGTTGATAAACGCATCCCAGTGACCGTTGATTTTTGTCGCTGCCTGAACCATTGCTTTGTATACTTCCGGCTTGTCACTGTATGCAGGCGCAGCAATGATGTTCGGAATCAGTCCCAGTTCTGGATATACCAAAGAAACACACCCCAAACCTTTATATACGCCCTCCGCGGATACTCCACCGATAATATCAGTGTTCTGAATCAAGGAAACGTCAACCTCATCGTATGTCGCATTTACAGTTGTCAGTGGCACTTCTGCAATGCTTGTAACAATGACTTCACCAGAAGTGAAATCATAATCAATCGTGAAGTCTGTTCCTTCCACCTTGTCTGCCAGAACCAGCGTATCAAGAATGATTGTGTCACTTTTAATTTTTGCTGTGCCGTTGACGAATGTTAATTCCTTTGTCGTTGCTTCGCCAGATTTTTTATGTGTGGCAGGGTCTAAAACATTGATAACAACAATCGGGGCTACATTGGAAACCTCGTTGCTGAAATGTGCCGCAAATACTTCACACAGAGAGAACTTCTCCCAGTCAGAAGAATAGCCGAAACTTCCCTGCGCCGCAGCCATAGTTTTTAACTGCAATGGCGCATTCACGTTGCCGATTTCCTCATACCCACGCACAAGGTTGACAGGTGCAACGCCTACATATACGGGGATTGTATCAGTCGCAACAGGCACAAGCCCGATAGACTTGTCAAATTCCCCGTATGTACCATGTAAATATGCCATGTTCTCAACTCCTTTTTTCAAAGTTTCAAAGTAAATCGTTATATTCTGGGATGTTGCGCACAATGGGTCTTTTGACTGCAAATTGTACGCATGCAAACCAGAAGGGATACAGGTCGGAAATAGCCTCCTGTTCTTTCAGTGGGTAAAACTTAACCCCAGCACTGCGGTCAATTTCAATACCGTTGATTGTGTGTGTGCTTTCAACCGCCCGCAAGGTAACATCTAACCAATTCCACGCATCACGCCAACCGTCGTATCTGCGTTCAAAGTACGCTTCTGCCTTTTCCCCAGTCCATTGATGGACAATAGAGTGGTCTTTTTCGTCAGGGAAAAAATAATCTTTCCCGTGTACCCCCGGATTCCACGTTGCAAGACAAAACTCAATTGTTATGCTCCCGGTGTTTCTTGTCAAATCGTCCTCACCATCAACTATCTTTACCCATAACGACGGAATCGGTGACAGAATGGAGGGCGGCAGTTTTTCTCTTGATGGTACGAAAAAAGGAAACACCGCGGGTGTTATCAGCTTATATTCGTACCCTGCCGAATTGCTTTCATTGTCGTCTTCCGGCGGCATTTTTAGGCTTACTCTTTCGCATATTTCAGCCCTTGCCCAATCCACAATTTTGTCCACAATTTCCACAACAGTCAATTTTTTCGCCCTCCCATCCAGTTACATTACAATGTTTTCGCGCAGGGCAATAGTGGACACGCCCATGTCCTCCTGCCAGTCGTCTATAATACACTCTCGCCCGTTGATATTGATACTTTCTCCTGCCGCTCGACGTTTTGGTAAGTCCTCTGTTCTTGCGTAGAACAATGTAGCACTTTCGGCAACAGCCAAATCCTGACCGCCCTGACGGTTTTTCAGTTCGTTGTTATCAAGCACAATAAGAATGTTTTTGCCCTCAACCTTTGCTTCCACTCCAAAGAACTCAACGTCAATAAAAACGCCCAAGCGGTCAGCGGAAACCATATCTTTGAACCCTGACATTACTGCACCGCCTCCGCAGCGTCAAAAGAAGGTGGCTGTTCTGCTCCGTCGCTCTCCACTTCGTCGTATGCTACAAGTGCCTGTTTGATAGATTTGATAAAATCAGCCTTTTTTGTGCCGACTTTGAACTTCACGCCGAAAGGTTCCGCGAATTTTTTCAGTTCATCCAACGTCATTTCCTCAAGGTTTACTTCCTGAACCTCAACTTTCGCTTCGTCAAACTCCGTTTCGTCGCCTTCTCCTGTGCCTTCGTCACCATCATTTTCAATGGTTACGCCGTCAGGAATTTCGTCGCAGCCGTAAACATACGCGCCTGGGTATTTGTCGTCGCAAACAGGTTCCGCAACCCCAAGACCGAAAAGGCGTTCTGCCTTATCCTCATCCAGAAAAAAAGGGGCGTCATTTGCTGTCTTTCTTGCAACCGTATTTCCTACGATATGACCGTATGTTCCCTTTGTGATCTTGACTAAAATCTGTTCCATGTGTATTCCTCCTTCCAGATTACACAGTTACTTTTGCAGAAACCCAAGGGTTTTTCTTGTTTGGAATCAGCAGAGGGCAGGAAGTCAGCATTACTGTTCTTGTATTGCCGTCTGCGTTAGAAACATACTTTGGTACTCTCTGACCTGTATATGTGTGGAATTCGCCGTCGGACTGTTCGACCTGTGTTACCGCACCGTACACGGTACGACCTGCGTTTGGTGCTGCCAAAATAACCTGACCTTCTCCGATGTAAGGAGTATCTTTGCCGGATTCGTTTTCGTATGTTTCTTCATAACAGAATACGTCAATCATACGTCCACGAACATTCAGGCGCATAATTCTTGCGACACCATCAGGCAGGACCATAGGGTCAACCTGACCGATATTGTAGTTACGAATATCCAGCAGTTTCAGGATGTTTTCGTCATTCAACATAATGGCCGCGACATCAGGCGCAACGATCAGGTCAGTAGCAGGCAGACCGCGACTTGTCAGCATAGAAATCATTGCAGCAATATCATCAATGATTTTTGCGCCTTCCTGTCCCCATTTCGTAGCAGGTGTATAGGTGGAAGGATTGGAACCGCCATCGTAAAAATGGATTTCCAAATCATCCGCTTTGGTGTGGTCGTCCGCAATGTGCTTCATGACGCAGCCATTAGTCAGCATAGTTTCAGCCGCCATTACTTCTTTGCGGCGGATGATAGTGTCGTCCAGATCACGAATATCACGCAAAATCATAGTCAGCTGACGCTGTTCAGGTGTAAGCTGTGTCAGGATTGCTTCACCGAAACCACGTTTTTTCAAATCATCCAGCGTGATTGTTGTTTTAGGCGCAATACGCGGGGGTGTGAAACGCTCCATGTAGGAACCTTTGTGCTGCATAGTCACGCCGCCTTTACGGGGTGCGACAAAAGGCGCAATCTTCTTGTCACCGTCGCGGTATTCAATCAGTACGTCGTCTGTATTGAAAATGTCTGTTGCCGCATTTGTAGGGAAATATCTATCCTGCAGAAATGTAGTGGGCGGTGTAATCTGTTCTACCGCCATCAAAAGGGTATGTGTGCTGTAAATATCCAGTGCCATAGTTTTATAACCTCCTTTTTTATTACAGAGCATCGGACAGCAGAATTCCGCCTTTGCGCAGAGCTTCTTTGTCCTTGTATGTCATTACATACTCACTCTTTGTAATCAGTTTGTTTGTGGCAAAATGACCTGTTCTGTATGCGAGTGCGGTTGCTTCACTTGTAGCGTCGACATCATCCGCAAGAATACAGTTCGCTTCTGCTGTACCGTCACTTTCCGCAGAAATCAGTTTCATTTTACCGTCTGCCAGTGTCATTGCCAGAACAGAGCCGCGGGACAGTTTACCCTCTCCGGCGGCAATTGTAACGCTGTAAACGTCAGCAGGCGGGAAGTTGTCAACAATCAGACCATCATAAGATGTTTCGCCGATTTTTTCGTTCATAAGTTTAGCCATTATTTTTTACCTCCAATCATTTTGAGTGCTTCGACAGCAACATTGACTGTGTCTGTTACTTTGGATTCGTCAGATTCTACGCCTTCGTTTCCTTTGTTTGGTACAGACACGACACCTTCTGTCGCCTTACTGTCATTGTCGATTTTGTTCAGGACGGAATTTCTGATTTCCGCTTCCTTTTGCATTGCTACAAGCGCAAGGTCAGCCGCATTCATAGGCTTTTCGCCGTATTTTGCGTTCTTGACAATTTCCTTGTCGGCAATAGCGTTTTCGATTGCTTCAATTCCCTGCAATCTGTTTCTTTCACTGCTTACACCCTCTGCTCTTCCGGATTCTTTTGCTGCAGATTCGATCTGTGTTGTAAGTTCTGGGAAAGCTGCTTTCAATTCTTCTACTGTTTTGATTTCCATACTTTCTTTACCTCCTGTCAAATTTTTATTTGCATTATCCCGTTGGTTATGTTCCACAGGCAAAGCACTTTTGGAAACTGGGATGCTCTGCGGGATGCAATTCATCCCTGCTGTTGAAAATCTCACCCCGTTTGAAATCAGATAATTTCTGTCATGGGAAAGTCGCATTGTTACGGGGATGCTGTCAATGACTTCATCAGCCAGACCAGCGTCAACGGCTTCCTGCCCAGTCAGCCATGTTTCTCCGCTCATAAAGTTTTTGCATTCTTCTTTTGTTTTTCCGCTTCTCTCCGCATAAACACCGATTGCGGCATTATTATGGGCGGTAAACTGTTTGATAATTGCTTTTAACTGCTCGGTGTTGTAATAATCAAACAGCAAGGCGGAAACTCCATGGATCATCAAATTACTTCCAGCGTTCATTTTTCGAGTGTTGCCAGCCTGAAAAATGATGGATGCCGCCGACGCAGCTAGACCATCATTGATGGTTGTGATATTCCCCGGAAGTGCTTTCAGTCGGTTATAAATGGAAAGCCCAGCATAAAAATCACCGCCCACGGAATTGATGTGGACATTGATATTTGCCTTGTTCTCGATTTCTTTCAAGTCGTCCAAAAATTCATCCAGTGCAATGAAATTGCCGGGAATCTTCTCACCTGTCCACCAGTCAACTGGATATTGGCTTACAACCTCGCCATACATATTAATTTCTGCCGTATCATCATCCAACACAGAAATGTTATATGCCTTGACAGGCTCATTTTTCAATACCTGCAATTCTCTCAACCTCCTTTTTCACTTCACTTTTTACAGCTTGTGTTATCATGTTTTGAAAAATCTGTTCAGCCTGCGTCCGCTGTTCCTCACCATTTGCCATACGCAGGAGTTCATTTTCCGTAATCAGACGGTCAATGTTCGCTGTATACTTGCCACCGTTAAGCTTAATTGTTTCGGCTTCACGGGTAGATAGACCGTTTTCGATTGCCATAATTGCAGCCGAAATTTCTTTAGTAGGGTCAAGTTGCCCAGCAGGTGCCCCGATCCACTCACTTCCCAAATACGCCTGGCGTGCCAACGGGTCTGTGAAAAACGCTGGCGCGTAAATACGCCCAAGTGCAACGGCTTCTGTTAGCCAGATTTCGTATGTCGGTCGGCAGAGGTCATTTGTCAGCCATTCCCTTCTCATCTTGAAAGATTTCCACGCTTCCAGCAACGCGGCACGGCTTGCAGAGTAGTTTGCATTGAATGATTTCAGTAATAGATCAGCCGGAACTTCAAGCGCAGCTCCTGTCTGTTCGCAAAGTGACCGCATGAATACATCAAAACCGCTGTTAGGATGGGTCGGCGCACCGAATTTAACATCTTCTCCAGCTTTCAAAACATTGATGGTTCCCGCGCCCATTTCATATTCGTTTTCGTTATCTGACACCTCATAATCATCGTCACCCAATGCTTCATTCATGGGAATTTCGTTCTGTGCTTGCTCTGTTGTAATAAAAGCTGTGAAAAAGCTTTGCACCAGTGCGCTCATAATCTCCGCTTCTGTGTATCTCCGCATTTGCAAAATAGGCTCAATGACCTGCGCTAAGTACGGAACACCACGGAACTGTTCAGGGCGTTCACTATCCATTATGTGAAGAATGTTTGGTAATCCGCTTTCTTCTCCGTATGCTTCAACCCTTACGAACTCTGTCGGTTCTAGTGTGGATTGATACGGGTGCTTGTTCGCAATATGATATGCCTGTATACTTCCGTTAAAATTGATCTCCACTCCATCATAGATTTTATTGCCGCTCTCCGTCGTTCCTGTCGTTCTGCCCAAAACGCCGTTGCAAAACGTCAGCGGTGTCCTTACTCGGTCGGCTTCTACCAGATGTAGGCGCAGACCATACGGCAGTAGTGTCGACCTGTCAAAATGTTTTACAACCGCAAACACATCACCTGATAACAACCAAGATATAAGGGCAAGCTGTTGCATTCCGTAGAAGTCATTTACACCAGTAGCGTCACAGGCTCGCTTGTTGCTCGCCCAAAGTTCAAACTCCGCTTCTGTCCTTTCCTGCCATGCTTCCGCTTCCTCCTGCGTCATACCTAAAATATGGCGGTTGATAGTGCTTTTCAATTTCAGCCCATTTCCTACTACATTCGTTCGCACTGTTCTGATTGCACTTGTGGCAATAGCAGAGGACATATAAAGCATTCTTGACCTTTCACGTAACGTCCTGTTATTGTCATCAATATCCTCGTTTGGTGCTCCGCTGTTCGGAATCATTGCTTTTAATGATTTCTTTGTATAGCTTGCTCCGCTCTCCGAATATCCTTTATTCATGACGCTGAAATGGTCTCTTTTTCTGGCTATACGTCTGTTCATTCCACTTTTCCCCCATCCTTTCTACATGAAAAAAAGCACCCATAACGGTGCTTTGTTTATGTTATCCTGCAAAAAAAACGCAGAGAATAACCGACACTATAACGAATTTATGTGTTTTTATAGCATAAATGCGTCATTAATAACATTTTTCTAAATGTCTCGTGGAACAACCCCAAATGCCTTTCTTGGCTTCTTCCCTGCTATCTGCCCTTCCAGCATATCAATTTCCTGTTCCAGTTTTGTAATGGTTTCTTCCAAAGACGGCAAATCCAGACGGGTCAGACTGCGGCTGCCAATGGTGTATGACTGCACGCCGCCCTTGAGCAAAGCCGTATAAGCATTGTATGCCGCTTCCAACTGCGTCTGTTTTCTTTCCAGCCGCATCTTCAGCAGTGTTTTGTTTTCCATCATGCGCCTCCTTTCTACCAGCCTTCTTCCATGGCACGGTTTTTCCGCACACGGTTTCTTTTGGGCTTGGTGGGCTGTTGTTCTTTTGGCGTTCCCCGCAGGCGTTCCGCTACGGCATCCATATCTGGATCCAACACCCGAAAAGCCGCAAGGGCATAGTTGCGGCAGTCCAAGGCTTCGTTTCGCTCATGTCCCAACAATTTCACCCATGCCCAACGGGTACGCCCTTTTTCTGTTTTCATGACCAGTTTTTCTGACAGCAGTCCACTGAAATAAAGGCTGTCATATCCCCGCTCCAATTCCCTTGGGAAATGACAAAATTTCGCGCCGGGCTCCTGTACCTTCAAATTGCTCATGATGTCCGTTTTCCCCGCATCAACACCAATGGCATAAAGCCACGCAAAGCCCACAGCCTTGCCGTTTACCACCATTTTCACTTTGGAAGGCGGCTTTGTATAGGGAATGCCGTCACCGCCATAACCTTTGATGGCAAATACCCGCTTATAAATGCGTTTGGCACATTCCCGATAAACATCTTGGGTTTTATGACCGCCGCTGTCCACAAAGGTCATAGAAATCTTCAGCCCTCTTTTGGGATCAGCAAAAGAATATGTTTTGTCAATCACACCATCCAAACGCTCCCACACTTCCTTGTCGTGGGGATCGCCCACAATCATGCCTTTTTTGATGCCCCACGTTTCGCCATAGTATCCGTGTCCCACTACTTCGTATTCCAAACGGTCGTCCTGGGTATCTACACCGCATGTCAGCACCAACACACCTTCTGGCAGCTCAATAGGACTACCGTCTGCTCGTGTGCCGTAAAGTTCCCGACGGGACAACATGGTATCTTCATCCTCCAGATCACCACGATCTTCCCATAGTTTCCCCAGCATGGTGTTATAGACAACTTTCAGCCGCTGTGGGTCTTTTCTGGCACGAAGAAAGGCATAAATGATTTTTTCCCACGGCTGCCATGGAGAGGAAAAGCCCTTCAGCCAAAAAGAACGATGTCCATGGGCAATGGCTTCCGGGTACGCTGCCACCCATTGGGAAGGCTGTTTCCGCATTTCCTGTTCCGTTGCCATGTATCCGCAATCCGGGCAGACCCAGTAAATATCTTTGACCAGATAATCCTTTTCCCGCCCCTGCTGTATGGTATCAAACTGAAAATGGATGTCGTCAAAATCGATTTCATGAAAGACATCACAACAAGGACAAGCCTGCTGCCATGTTTCCTGTGTCCCTTCCAGAAAAGAAGTTTCAATGGCAGAGGCGCCTTTGATGGTCGGCGTGGATACGTCCACCATTTTATGATTGAAAAATGTGGTTGTGCGGGCTTCTGCCAGTTTCCACGGGTCCCCTTCATTGCCTGCGGACAATGCCCATCTGTCCCGTTCGTCCCCCAGAACATATTTTACAGGCGTAGACGCCAATGCAGAGGCGCTGTTGGAACCAATGATGGTGAGCATGCCGCCGGGGAAACTTTTCTGCAATACCGTATTGCCGTTTTCCCTTGCCTTGGATTCTGTCACTTTTCCGCTGATTTTTTTGCAGTCCCGAATCATGGGCGCAATACGCAGACGGCTGAACTTTTTGGCTTCTTCAATGCTGGGTTGTATGTATAAAATGCTGCTGGGGTCCTGATCGATGATGAACGCAGCAATGTTAAGCTGAATCTCCGTTTTCCCCACCTGAGAACTTGCCACCACAGAAATTTTCTCCACCTTTGGGTCTGTAAAAGCGTCCATGATTTCCACCATGTAAGGCGTTCTTTCGTTGCGCCAGCGTCCAGCTTCCGCGCTGCTTTCCCGTGACAGCACTCTGTATTTTTCTGCCCATTGGGAAACGGTGAGGGCTTCCGGCGGTTTGTAATTGGCAAAAGCGCGGGAAAATGTGCGGATTACTGACGGCACATTACGGGGTTTCTTCGTCATAGACTTTGTTCTGCATGTTGGCGCGTTCCCGCATGCGCTTATGGTAGGCTTCTTTGTCGTATCGAAAAGTGGATAAATCCTCCAGCATAGTCTGTACTTCCTTGCGAATGCGCTCTGCCGCTTCTGCCGCAGTGGAAATATGCGCCAAATCCACAGCAAGTTTATTCGGCAGCGCCATAAGCATTGCACGCACCTGCATCACATGTTCCGTTGTGATCTGCTCCACATCTTCCGCACGATGGAGCTCCCCTTTGAACTCCTGCAGCTTCAATTCTTCCATTTCCGCTTTTGCCTGTTTGAACCGCGCTTCCGCTTCAATTTTCAGACTTTCGTTTTCCTGATCTGTTGCTTTCTTTTCTCTGCCGTTGGCTTTATCAGAAAGATACTGGATGTAGCTTTTGACCGTGGGAAACAGATCATACTTGATGGGACGCCCTTCCCCTTGGATGATGCCTTCTGTTTTGAGCTGTTCCACCCTTCTGGTTGTGACGCCAAAAAGGGAAGCAATGGTCCGTGTAGACTGTAAATTCTTTTTGGTTTCTGCCATTTCTCCACCTCCTTGGAAACGAAATGGGTCAAAAAAATTTCTGCAAAAATAGAGAGATTTTGGGCTCGCCAGCACCACAGTAGATAAAGGTGGTTTCACAGTACCTGTGGAATGCCTGCACCATGCCTTTGCTTCATTTTTCTTTATTTTACAGTAAAATTATTTCATGTATCTACTCATATGTTGGTCAAGACGTTTACCGATATTCTTGCTCAAAACATCATCGATCTTTTTTTCTACCCTCTTACTGCTTACCATCTGGGGCATGGATATTGTCTTGCGTACTTCCAAATCATCACGTCTTTGACTGACACGCTGGAATGGAATATAGTTCGTTCCACCCTCATGTTTGTTTCCTGTATGCAGAAGCATATTGGGTGATTTCGGGCTATTCCGGCTGCCTTGCTTTCGGAAGTTCTTACCCAGTTTCTTTCTTTGTTCTTTGGTAAGCTTTTTAACAACGCCCAATTTCTTAACATTGCCTTTCAAAATTTCAACGGTAAGAGTGTAGTTACCGCTTTTATAAGGCTTCTTCGGTTTCATCCCAAAATGTGTTGGTGTCAACAGCCTTCCTCTGTATACCAGAGATACGCTTTTGATTGTCTTTCCCTTTACAGCAATACTCCCGACAGATACGTCCCCGGATTTCGACGGTCTGATTTCATTTTTTTTGATGTTGTAAACACTCACAACTTCACTTGCAATCCATCCTGGCGCACGGCTCTTAAAATCACTGACAATCCTCTTTTCAACTATTTCTGGCGCCTTCTGTAATTTGCGGAATTCTTTTTTCATTTTTTTGTAGTCTTTTATCCCAATGGTGAATGTGTTTCCCATTAAAATCACCTTCCTAAGAAAAAGAAAAAGGACGCCCCGTAAAGTGTCCCCAAAAGAATGGAGTTCCATTTATGTCTTTTTCCACGATGACATTTTACCATATATTTGTAGGACATAATAGGACATCTTTATGAAATTTCAAAATTCTGCAACGCATGTCCATGAATTCTAGTAATATTTCGGTAACTGTACCCCATTTCTACTGCAATTTTCTCCCAGCTTTGTCCAATAAGATAACGTCTAGACAGGATTTCTTGTTCTGTTGGATCCGGAACCATGCCGATCTGCTGGCGGATTTCCCGGTAAGTCACCATCTGCATTTCTTTTTCTGCCTCCAGTTCCCTTACCAGCTCGTCCCATCTTGCTGCGTATCCAGACAGATCAGATGTACCACTACCATGCGGTAACCCGTCCCCTAACCCAACAGGGCTTGTCTTGCTGGAACGCAGCTCGTCAATTTCCTCCTGAATCATTTTCGCCCTTTTCTTAGCTGCCTGATATCTGCGAAGGTACTGCTTCTTTTCTTCGTTGTTCATCGGTATTCCCTCCCCGTTGGTTTATGCCTGATCTGGATACGCTCAACAAGCTCAAAATCACAGATTCGCAATAAATCTTTGATTAGTCTGATGATGCGGTTGGCATTCTCATCGGCTTCCTGCTCTTGTTTATGTATGGCGTGTAAAACTGGTGAAGCAGTTGGGTCATAGTATCCGCTGCCATTGCGGCTGAGTTCGTCCATAGTTATTCCTCCCAAATCATAGGTGTACAATCAGGATTTACAAGGACTGTAAATACAGCACCAAAATCAACATCACCAACTACATACATCACTTTTGTTTCTGCATGATATACTACGCTGTAACTACGACCTTCATACACTTCCACAAACATTTCCTCTTGCCCTGCTTCCGCCTCGCTCACCCCGCAACATGCAAGGGATACGGCAATAACTGCCGCCGCGAGGGCGCAAATTAAAAATCGTTTCATTTTATCACCATCCCGTTTTATTGAATACCTCAAACCTTGCTTTTACCATAGGATGTTCCATAGCTGCAGCAATACTCATACCATGGTTATGGGCAAACGTAACAGCATACTCTCCGGCTGGATTAAGCATTTTATCAGGTGCTTCACTACCTGCAGGGACTTTTGCTTTTTTAAGCTTTTCCTTGTCGTCACATGCCTCATTGCAAGGTTTATCAAACTTCGAACAATAATTACACGGTGTCATATACACACAAAAAGTCGAATTTTTATTTACCATCATGTCAATTTCACCTCTTTTAATAACAAAATCTTATAATTCAACATCAAATTCATCCACTTCAACCACAGCGTCGATCTGCTTTTCGGAATAGATTTCTTCCACCTCATCAAAAGCTTTTTCCTCAGCTTCTTCGGCTGTATCGGCTTCAACATAAACGAAACCGCTGTAAGAGACTTTATATTTTGCCATCATTCCTCACCCCCTAACAGGTCAGGAAGGTACAGAGGGGAGTTTTCAAAGGTGACAAAGTCGTAAACTCCGCTTTTAGATGACGCTGCTAAAAAATCAGTTTTTTTTGGATTTTCAGAATAAAATATAACAATACCTTCGCAATATAAATGTTTGGAAACCCATGGAGTACCCTCGGCAATCCTCCCACGGATCGCCGTTTTCTGCTGCTCTGTCAGAATGATGACATGGTGGGTTTTAGCCCAGTTTTCGACAGCTTTAACAAGTTCCTCGCAATTAGAACAAATTCCTTTTTCTGAAGTGCAGAGTTTATATCCATCACATTCTTTGCATTTTTCGTTACTTTTGCACATTCTGTCCCATTCTTTCAAAAATTCCACTGCATCCATGGTCACTCCTCCTTGTCGTGAATGTTTCCGATGACTTCATATTCACAGCTAGCAGATAATTCTCTACAATCACTTTGAACTGTTGACGATGTTCTCAAATATCGTTGTGTTGGATTATGCCAGAATATTTTTCCGGTATCTATTGAATACTCATTTATTTGGCAATCAGTATAGTGTTTAATAATATCCCCTTCGAAAATCTTAACCCCTTTCCTGTCCTTCAACCCAATATATTGGCAAAGTGTTGATGGGTATATGTTATAAGTATTTACAACAGTTCCACCTGGATACTGTTCAAAAACAGTCATTCGGCAAAGGATGTTTTGATCCCTGTGATATTCCGAAACCGGATCTCCTTTTCCAGCGCTTCCAGTCCACCTTCTCTGACGATCTTTAACGCCAGATACATCCCATCCTCTCTCCCGGCGTCATACGCATTTTTCTTCATGGTCTTTATCCCCTTTCACACACCCGCATTTCTCCGACTCATTCTGGCAGCTGTTTTTGCATTTTGGCCTGTACCCGCAGTCCGCACAGCATACATTTCCATGCCTGCGGTCGCAGTTGAACAGCGTACACATCCTCGTTTTTTTCTTTTTCATCTTCCCCAATCCTTTCCATTGCTGTTGATGAACCGCAAACATACGGCTCCCACCTGCATCAGCTCCGCAGCACATTTCATAGCATCGTTATAGATTTCTTCCGCGATCCCTGCCGCTTCGTCCTCTGCATCTTCTCTGATCTTGCCCCATAGCGCTTTCATGTCCTCTCGTAGACTTTCCATTTCTTCCTGTGCTTCTTCCACTTCTTCCAACAAAACGCCGTATCCTTCATGGGCACTGTGGAACACGCCCCACTTTGCTAAGATTTTCTCATATTCCGCTTCCGCTGCAGCTTCCATTTTTTCTAAGATTTTATCCATTTTGTTCCATCTCCATTTTCTTTGCAATCGCTTCAATGACATTCACAGTCACACCATTTCCAGCCTGCTTGTATAACTGACTGTCACTATTCACCATTTCTGCCCGTTCGAAATAAATATCTTCCCATCCTTGTAAACGAAAACATTCTTTTGGTGTCAACTTTCTTATGCAAACATAGCAGCCATATTCCTCGTTCCATATACATCCTATATTTTCTTCTGTTTGTTTTAGAGCTGTTACAACTCCTTGATTGCATCCCGTATCCAATGTATTTGCAATTTCTTTTCCTACCCTCCCTCTCCTTGTTTTACTGTTTGGGATCGATAAATTTATGCTATCCCCTACATTTGCCACATCATATCCTTTTTTTGTTGCTTCTTTCACACTAATCATGATTCCATGCCTATCTTTTGCGGTCAGAGTGAACATTGGTTCTTCACTTTCTTTTATTCTTCTTCCATTTTGGTTTTTCTTTCACATTTCCGGTGTCGCAACAGGACAGATTACTTTAGGCTGATTATTGTTTCCAGCAGAAAGACATTGACTATATCCTTCCAATTTAAAAATTTTGCCATCCTGCGAACCGTTTATCCTTCCTGCCACCATGACTCCAGTTGCTTCTTTTTTTCTATTACTCATTCCCTTATAATATCTTGACATCAAACAATATGCTTTATCTGAATCCGCTCCTCCGCTTCCATAACTCATATCACAAAATGAAGGAAGTACCACGCTTGGCTCCCTACCACCACCATCCATCTTATTCAAACAAGGAGATATCCCAGAAGGATCATAAATATGGCCTTGGTTCGGATTATCCCTTGTTTTCGTTGACAAATAATTTCCTACTTGCTTAATATCACCTTTTCCAACTTGTCCTTGGACAGGAAATATTTTTTTGGTGCATCTTCCTCTAAGATGTCCAATAATGAACACCCTTTCTCTGCTCTGTGGCACCCCAAAGTCTGCGGAATTGAGAACTTGCCATTCTGCATCATACCCAGCTTCGTCCAGCGCAATGAGAAGTTTAAGGAAGTCCGTTCCTCCATTAACACTAAGTAGGTTTTTAACGTTCTCAATAAATAAGTATGTGGGTCGATCTTCTTCTTTTGTGTCTTGTATAATTCGCATAACTGCGAAAAACAGACTGCTTCGTTCCCCCCGAAATCCCAACTGTTTTCCGGCAACGCTGATGTCCTGACAGGGGAATCCGAAACACCAGCACTCAGCCCTAGGAACGTGAGCTGCTCGAATCTCTCTGATGTCCCTTGCATACCATTCTCCATTTCTGTATTCCTCCTTTCCGATTTCTTTTATCCTTTTGTTCTTTGGCATGGTCATAAGCCTTTCCCGCTGTTCCTCCGTCAGAAGGTGCATAGAAACATAACTGCCGTAAGCAAATTTGTCATATTCGCAAAAACCAACACATTCATGACCAGCCAGCTCCATTCCCCGCCTAAATCCCCCGATCCCAGCAAAAAAATCAAAAAATTTCATTCAAACCTCCTCCATATTCAAAACGGCAGATCATCATCCTCGATATCCTCACTCACCGGATAAAACCCATCTTCTGCCGGTTCTCTCCGTGGCTCCTGGTTCTCATTCTTGCTTCCCGCAAAATACTGTTCCTCCACCACCACTTCAATGTTTCTTCTTTTGTTTCCGTCCTTGTCTGTCCAATTCCGCACCTGCATCCTTCCAACGATTCCAATCATCTGTCCTTTAGAAAAATATTTCTCCGCAAAGGTGGCAGACTTTCCAAACACAATACATGGGATAAAATCCGCTTCCGATTCTCCTTCCTTCTTCCATCTTCGATTGACTGCCAGCGTATACCGCCCCACTGCAACCGGATTTTCTCCCTCGGCGTATCGTATCTCTGGATTCTTTGTCAGTCTGCCCAGCAATTCCACTTTGTTCATCTTTTTTGCTTCCTCCTTATGTAATTCCGCACTGCTGCCTTTTTCCGCTCATCCGCTTCATGTTCTGATTTTCTTTCCTTCCACATTTCCGCTTTCATCTTTTTCTGTTCTGCATCCCAGTTTTTATACTGGTCACAGCTGCCATGGCATTTTTCATGCCGCTTCTGGCAGTCCTTACATGGGCAGAACAATGTTTTCAAATGGGGTCGTATCACCATATTCTTCATCCCTCCATTTGTCGCAACGCTTCCGCTGCCATTCTTGCATATTCCTTTTTCCGCTGGATGTTTTCGATCTCCTGCTCACTGCGCCCCTGCCACTTTGCCTTGTTTACTTGGTATCTATGTTTCTTTTCCAACTTTTCAAAATAAGCTATGGCATCCGCATATAATGGCTTCTGCATGTTTATCTCCTTTCATATACCTTTTGCCTTTTTCTTGACCTCACGAAAATGCTCTATGCATCCTCCCCGTACTTTTCCTCGTATTCCTCCTGAGAAATAAACCGGCAGTCCTTTTCCTCCACAAACATTCCCAATCCTGTGAACCACAGAACATCTTTGATGGTCACTTTCTGTCTGATTTCCTCCATTTTTTCTTCATACTCATCCTCTGGTGCCATGTTTCCGCCAATGCTCAAACCCGCTGCATCTGGATTCCCGTTTTCATCCTCCGCAAGCCCCATGATTTCCAAATAGATTTTCAATTCTTTCATACCTATTCTCCTTTCGCTGGCTCTGGAAAAGGCATCCAGTGTGTCACCTTTCCTTTTAACAAAAGAAAATCTAATTTCCATACTCCATCTTGTGTTCTTCCAGTCGTTGTTTCCCTGTTCCCGTCTTTCATTTCAAAAGTAACCAGTACTTTTTTGGATATTTTCCGAAACATTCCCTTTGTCCATCTTGTGGTTCCATAACATCTTGCAAAAACACTATCTTCTTCTTTTGGCATATCATCTTTCACACTGATCCATTCCATGCCCGTTCCTCCTATTTTCCAAATCAATCGCTTCACCTATACAGTAAGTCGCTCTCTTATCCGCTGCCCTGTTGAACGCTTCCACAAATGCCTTTGTTTCTTTTTCGTCGATCAGTTCATAATACATATCATCTTCCCAATCTTCGTACTGATCATTTCCAAGCATTTCCGTCAACTTGGTTATCAATTCTCTTTCATTGATCTGTACGGTATCTTTTACGGCTGTGTAAAATTCCAATGAAAATCCTTCGTTATAGGCAATGCAGCTTTCTATTTCCCCTGCATCAATGACCTCTGTCATTCCTTCTTTGTATTTGACAATAACTTTCTCGTCATCCTTTAACTCGCATAATTTCTTCATATCATTCACTCCTATATCTCTAACCTCATTTGTCTGTCCTCCATCTGAAATATTTCCTCCCAGTCGTGTATTTTTGTTTTGCCTAATCTATTCCAAATATTTCCTACTGTTTCTTTGTCATTTTCAAGTTCTAAAAGTATATTGAATAATTCTTTGTGATTATTCCACAAGTTTCTTAATTCTGCTTCTCTCGCGTTAGGACAGAACCAGCAGCCGCCCCTTTTGGCAAAGTTATACATTGGCGAAAGTAGGTCATATTTTTTGCATAATTGATAAGCCATTTCTTCCGTATATCCATACTTTTCCAAAATGCTCACTGTGTTTTTGTTTTTAACAAGACGGTCAAGTCTTTTCTTTTCTTCTACAGCAATACCTACATACTGTGTGTATTCTCCTTCGACAGATTTCCAAAATTTACGAATAGGGCGCATTTTGCAATCTCTATTTACACAGCATTTACCGGACAAAGGAAAACCTTGTTTTTTCCCCACCCTTTCTTGGGTTCTGCTTCTTGTTATTCTGTGGTTAAAGCAATCCATATACGTACGATCTGACTGAAGTATATGAACCGGATACCCCCAACTTTCAAACACTTTCGCCGCTCGGTGTACAAATTCAATATGTTCCGGAAGTTCGCCGCTGATATTTTCGTCAAACATGACTTCTACAAAAATAATCATGTCTAATGGTTCTTTGTGTTCGTGCGCTAAAATAATGCTGGCGGTGGAATCTTTCCCACCGCTCCAGCTCGCTATGTATTTCAACTTCCTCACCTCAAAACGGCATTCTTCCCTTATTCCACCAACAAACCACCTTGACGATCCCTCTGCAAATCATCCCTTTCAAATCAGCCAAAACCCTTCCTCCTCTCCATGGATGCACTTTCCCATTTCCTCCACAAACTGGCTTTCATATTCACACATCCAACAGTCATTCACCGGCAATGCCCCATATTTCAACATGCAGAATATCTTGTACTGCTTCAATCCGCTTTCCTCCACCATGCTTTCCATTTCCGCTTTCCGCTGTTCCGCTTCTTCCAGATCCAGCATGATGTAATTTTTTCCGATCAGTTTGATAAATTCTTCTCTGGTATGTGTTTTCTCGTATTCCCGCTGACAGATACACTTCAAAGCCCTGTCCAGACCATTCTCCGGGTACGCATGCAAACCGCCCAGCCCAGCCAGATGTTTTTCCGGCACCAGGTAGCACCAGAAACCATTCTTGTCTGAAACCTCCCGTTTTCCGCTTCCATGGAAAATATGGTGTTTCTGCAGCCCGTTTTCTCTCCCGGTTACAAAACAACGCTTATCCTTCCCTGTCAGGATGCTCCATGTGTGGCTCCCCTTCTTTTCCGTTGCCATAGTCCTCGCCTCCGATCTTCACCGCTCTTACATATCTTGTGTGTCCTGTGATTTCTGAATAATACTGCACTTCCTCAATGACCTTGTAATTCTTCGGCACCCGCATCCGCTTCGTTTTCTTTTCCTCCGAAACCAAAGTGACCTTTACTTTTGGCTTTTCTAAATTCCGGCTGCCGCTCCACCGTTTTCCGTACTCTTTGTAATTTTCTTTGGTGATGTAAAAAGCCAGTCCCGTGTAGTCCCCTCCCGGTTCCAGTATGGAAACCATCACACGCCCCAGCCCCCATACCTCTTTCAGTTCCTTCATGGTCAAGTCCATTTTGTTTATGAGCAGATGCACATGCTCCCGCTTCCGTTTGCTCTCCACCACATATAAATATTTCAGCTCACTGTATCCCTTCCGCTTCCGCAGCCGTTTCAATCTGCTGATAAAATTTCTGAATAACCGCAGGGCATCTTCCACATCTACCTTCTCCCGGAACGTCAACGTCAAAAATAAATCACCCTGCCGGAAATTTGCGTTCACCATTCTTGCACATTTCCTTCTTGCTTCGATGCAGTTGTATTCTGCCATTTCCTCCGATGATAAATTTTCTTTCGCTGCTCTCTCACAGCTCATTCCTCGTTCTCTGGGTGAGAAATATTCTTTCGCTTCATATACATCCCCCGCCCAAATCCTTTTGATATATCTCGGCATCCTTCCACCTCATAATTATGTATCTCTCAATTCCTATCTGCTTATAGTGATATGGCTCTAAAGATAATTACATTATCAAGGAGCCATAGGGACCCCCGTCCCTTGCAAAATCAACCTTCTTTTGATATCATAAAACTGTATCTCGTATTCAATTATCTGTGGGAAGGACGATCTCTCTTTTTGAGAACGCCCTTCTTTTTTTATGCAAAGACTTCTTCCAACTGCTCCATCTGCTTTTCCGTCAAATCCCCGAATTCTTCCCCATTCACGCCTACCAGAAGGAAGTCCCCGTTGATGGTATAAAAATGCGTGTTCGGTTCCAGCTTCAGCAGCTTCCCTTCTTCGTTGCAGATCAGCACCACACCATCAGCAAACTTCAGTGTTTGGATATATCCGCCCACTGTTTCCTGTAATGCTTCCAGTTCGTTTTTCACTGCCACCCGCCGAATCTCTCCTCTCACCGGCACCAGCAGTCCTTTGATGTATTCCATCCCTACGCCTCCAATTCCATTTGATTTCCAATGATCTCTACTTTTCCTTCCATCTGTTTCATGTCTTCTTCCGTCAAGTCCTTGATCATCATGCTCACCATGCGGAACAGCAGCCCTTTCCCGTGGATGAGCTTCTTCTCCCCTTCCCATCCGTCATATAACGGTCCATCCGGGTTCTTCTGGGCGTCGTATGCAAGATATACTCTTTCACTGATAGGATTCATGGGAACGATGTCCACGCCGCCAACAGCCTCAATCTTCACCGCCATGTCCAGCATCTGCGGGCTCTGCTTCACTACTCTCTGGCTCTTCTCCGTAATAAAGATCATCTGCACTGATTTCATCATCATACACTCCTTCCCATCCTCGTTCCTGTCTGCACTTTCTCCACATAATGTTGACCTTGTCCATAAAATCGTCACTCATGACCACTGGCGAAATGACAGCAACCAGAATCAATCCATCTTTCACAGCAACCATTCTTCTTCCCTTTTCGCCTCGCAGGAAAAAAGCTAAATACTTGCTGTCCATCTTCCGCACTGGTTCCAGCAGGTCTTCATCCATCCATAACACCCCATCCGTTGTATAAAATGGTGTCAGGCACATGCCGTTGTAAAATACAGAAATCCCAGCCGGATCTGCTGTCAGTTCCACTTCTCCAAACCTGTCTGTTTTTGTCAGCCCCGCTTCGTCAAACATTTCTCCACTTTCCCATTTGTTTTTCTTGTCCTCTGGCACACCCAACAGGTTCAGAAAATCATCACTGGTCATTTTCGGCAGTCCCTCCAATCTGTAAACTGCATCCATGGTGTTTAACCACTGACTGCCGTCCACATCGTCCATGATGTAGCAGACCTTATCTCTTTTCGCTACTCTGGCAATGTCCGTAAATTTCATAGTACCCCACCTTTCTTCTCAGCTCCCTTTTGTTTCTGCTTTACATTTTTTCTGTCAAGTTTTTTGAGATTTTTTTTCAGTTTTTGTCTAGTTTCTAAAATTCATATTGATATGTGTAAGGGGCAGACATCTATACTTTCTATGTCCCTCCCCTTTTCGTTTTCCACCATATCATTCACTCTCTTTTGGCTCTGATCTGCGCCGCTGCATAATAGCGGTTTTTCCAGTCACGCTTGTCCTGTTGCAGGGCTTTGATCTCCTCCCATGCAATACACAAAAGCAGAGCCTCAAACCCGATCACAATCAAAAGAACGATTATGTATTTTTCTATCATGTTTTTTCATCCTCTCCATGCGACGCTTGTATGCACATTGCGGGCAAAGATAGCCGTGTCTGGTGTCCTGCTCTTTCGCAATGTTCCAGATTCGACCGCAGTCGCCGCAAACTACATATCTGTGACCTTCTCTCATACGCCATCATCAGATGTATCTGCTTGCAAAGGTGTAATATGGTATGGATCAGACACATCATAGCCCTCATATTTTTCCAGGAAAGAAATTAAAGCTTCTCTGCGGCATTTCAGCTGACCAAGTTTCAAAAATGGCAGCAAGCCGGCTTTATTCAAGTCATAAACCCTTTTAGTATTACACCGGAGTATCTTGGCTACCTCCGGCACTGTGTATAAAATTTTTTCCATTATAAATTCACCCCTTTCTTTTCTTGACAATTTCTCTTGCCACTCCTATTCTGAAAGTACAGGCTGTTGCAGCAGCCAAGTATTTCAGAAAGGTGGGCTATCATTTGAAACTTGATCTAAATTGTGTGAGGGATATACTCTCTGCTATCAACGATTACACTAAGCCTATGTATCTTCCCCCTGATGAGTTTTGCAAGCTACTTCCCGAATACAATCCAAAAGAAATTTTGTATTGTTGTCGCAGGCTACACGAAGGAAATTTTTTGAATGTCTATTTTGTTGATCTTCCTAATTTTTTCCCTCATGAAGTACCTCCAATTAACTGTATTGGAGATTTGACATTCCAAGGTCACGAATTTCTCGCTTCTATACAAGAGCCTGATGTTTGGAAACGGATTTCAACTCTTTTTAGCAAAGGTTGTTTTTCCTCTCTCAAAGTTGTTGCCGAATTGGCTTCCTCTCTCACCCTTGAAGTTCTAAAAGCAAAAATAAACCTCAGATCTTAATCAATCAGAAATCTTATCTCCTGATATTTCTGCTTAATGGCTGATGCATATGGGCGAATGATGTCCGCTTTCGTTATAACATCTTCGCTCATATGCGGCTTCTTATACTTTGGCATTTCATCCCACCCTTCGGGTGCATCACCCAACAGATCTGACCATTTCCACTGATTAAGATCTTTGTAAATAGAAACAATTGTTTCTTTTGGCATAGTCATCATTTCTTTAACTGTAACAGTCTTCATAATTTCTCCTTCTTTAAGGCGTAGTCCAGTATTTTAATCACAAATTGACGTTCTTTATATGACAAATCATCTTCTTCCATTTTCTTCATCAAGTTTTCTGCCATACGTTGAACAATATCAACGCGGATTCCTTCTCTTTTTAGTTGTTGTATTTTTCTTTCTGAAAAAATTACTTGCGGTAGCTGATGATGAACAGTTATTTCTTTTTCCCCTGATAAATTTCTGTTAATGAGTGTTTTCGTTTTTTCGATTGCACTCATTTTTTTGCGATTTTTCATGATTTCACCTCCCTTATTGGTGTCATATCTGGCATTATCTGCTTTGGGCAATTTTTTCCGAAAAGGCAGCGGCTTCCCTGATAGTAACGTCGCGAGATTCTTTTGCAGTTGTATAATCTTCATACTTTTCCATTTGTATCTCCTCCCTCAACCAGCCTGCTTATCCGCAAAAGACATGGGATCAACGCCAAGGAAATTGCAGATAGCAATCAGTTCCCTTCCTCTTAACTCTCGACCTCTTTTTTCATTCAGCAAACTATCGTATAAAGCACCATACGGAATACCTGTCTTTCTAGCCATCTGAGAAATAGTGATCCCTTTTTCTTTTACGTAGTCAGATACATTTTTAGTTAACGCATCCATTGTTATCACCCCATCGTTTAGTATGTTGAACTTTTATCCTAAAAAAATTTCACTGACCTCTTTCCCCATAGCATTAGCAATTTTCAAAAGAGTTCCAGTTGTTGTAGTTGTAATTACTCCAGTCTCCAGACCCGAAATTATTGTTCTTGACACTCCAGATTTTTTGGATAATTCTTCTTGTGTCATATGTAATTCCTTTCTTGCCTCTTTAATTTTGTAACCCATTTCCGCTCACCTCCACCGTTTAGCATGTTGAACTTAATTGCATATTACCACCATAAAAATATTTTGTCAAGTATGTTAAACAAATTTATTGACATTTTCTGTTTCATCATGTACAATATACTAAACAAAAGGAGGGCACGTATATGACACTTGGAGATATCCTTAAACAATATCGAGATGAAAATAAAATTAGTATGGATGATTTTTCCAAAAGAAGCGGTCTTAGCAAAGGATATATATCTATGTTGGAAAACAATACCAATCCTAGAAATAATAAGCCTATTGCACCAACATTGCAAACAATTAAAAAAATTGCAAACGGTATGAATATGGATGTAGATACCTTGTTAAAAAAAATTGATTCTAATCAGGAAGTTTCTTTAAAGGCTGAAACCGACAACGAGAACAAATTGTTGCTCGGACAAGTATTAAAAACATATAGAAATAAAGAAAAAATAACAGTAAAAGAAATTTCTGATATTTTGACACAAAAAGGATTCAAAGCATCTGAATCCACAATATACAGTTGGGAAAACGGAAATAGTCAGCCTACTCCCGGTGCATTACTTGCAATGTGTTCCGCATATAAAATCGAAAATATTTTAGAAGCTTTTGGATATGACGGCTATAACGAAGATGGCAGCATACGCCTAAATATGTATGAAGAAGATTTAGTAGAAAAATACCGTGTGCTGGATACCCATGGCAAAGAAATGGTCGATTTGGTTTTGAACAAAGAATATGAAAGAAGTAAAAGTGCAACTGCGGAATCTAATTCTGATTCTGAGGAAAAAGTTTATAATATTGCTCGCGCGGCTCGCGGACAACAGCCGCTGAAAATGACAGAAGAACAGATGAAAGCCTTTGCTGAGAGTGCAAAAAAGGCACCAAACAGGTCACGAGATAAAGACCTATTCTGATTTCCAGTAACTTCATAAGGAAATAACATTTCATATATCTTACAATTTTCTCCTAAATAACTTTTAGGAGGAATGTAAGATGTACGACCATTACAAAAAAGCAAGAAATAAATCGTGGGAGGTTTTATTCGAGTGTGGGATATTGGAATTTCCCGTTGACTTAGGCAAAATCGCAGACTTCTACGGGATAAAAATTACCCTGTATTCTGACACCAATTTAACGCAGCTATTCAAGGATGATGTTCTGCAGGGCGATGGATTTATCGTTCAGAATGGATCCGAAAAGCAAATTTTCATCAATGACAAAATTCATAACCGAAACCGCCGCCGCTTCACACTGGCGCACGAACTCGGCCACGCTCTTTTAGAACATGATCTCGATAAAATACATTTCCGTAACAGCGAAATCGACAGCCAGACGGATATGCAGGAGTTGGAAGCGAATGTTTTCGCCAGAGATATTCTGATGCCTGCTACCGTCCTTGCGGCTTTAGATATACATACACCGGAAGAAATAATGAAACTCTGCGATGTTAGCCGAAGATCAGCGGAAATTAGAGCAGAGCGGATGGAGGAACTATACCGAAGGAATATGTTCAATCGCCATCCGGCAGAAAGGAAAGTCAGAGAATTATTTGATGATTTTATCAGAAATTATCGAAAAAATAAAAAAATCCCCTCACAGTACCGCTAATACTATGAAGGGAAATAAGAAAGCCGTTCTCCAACAACCTCCTATGAATTATAGTATCACAATGTGTGTAATTATGTCAAATTTAGGAGGTAGTATTATGAAAAAAGAAAAACCATCTACAAAGCAATGCAAACACTGCAAGTCAGAAATCGAATATGATGCAAAGGTTTGCCCTCATTGCAGAAAAAAACAAGGTAAATCTGGTTGTCTTATTATCATTATCGTTGTTTTAATCCTTATGGTAATCGGTGCAATGGGCGGCGGAGACGATACACAGAGCGATGAAAACAATGTTGATAACCAGCCCCAGCAAACCCAAACAGTCGATACCGAAAAAAATGATGCTGATACAAGCAATGAACAGTCCAGCACCCCATCCACTCAGGAAGACACCTTGACCCTCGGTCAAAAAAACGCACTTTCTATGGCAAAAAGATATCTTGACTACACAGCATTTTCTTATAGCGGATTGATTGAACAGCTGGAATATGAAGGATATTCTACCGAAGAAGCTACATATGCCGTAGATAACTGTGGCGCGGATTGGAATGAGCAGGCTGCATTGAAGGCGCAAGATTATTTGGACTATGCTTCTTTCTCTCGTAGTGGCTTAATAGATCAGCTTCTTTTCGAAGGCTTTACATCTGAACAAGCTGAATATGGTGTAACAGCCGTAGGATATTAAGCAGCAAATCTTTTCCTAATATAACTAAATTCTAAATAATAAATAATAAAAAAATCCCCCTTCCGGCGCCAACAGGAAAGAGGATTTCAAAAGGCGGTTCTTGTGGAACCACAAAACGCAGTATTATTATACCACATGACCGTCCTTTTGGATATACCTTTCTATGAGTATGTATCAAATAAAAAAGGAGGTCTTTTTATGGCAACCGCAAAACGCCTGCCTTCCGGCAACTGGCAAGTAAAGGAGCGGAATTGTATACCACAAAATAAACACGTATTAACACATATTCCCATTGACACACGTGTTTACACGTGTTATAATTAAGATGTAATCAGGAAGGAGGTACAAAGCGAAATGCCAATGACGCCAAAAGAAATGGTTAAACTACTAAAAGCAAACGGTTTTGTGGAAATGAGACAAAACGGCTCGCATAAAGTATTTGAAAACAGGGAAACTGGTAAAATAGCAATCGTACCATTCCATTGTAAAGACCTGAAAAAAGGTACTGAACAAAACATCTTAAAGCAGGCGGGGCTTAAATAAAAAGCCCTCGCTAATATTCAATATAAGGAGTGTTGATTATGTTAAAAAAATTATTTTATCCCGCAGTCTTTACTCCCGAAGATGATGGTGGTTATTCTGTTGCTTTCCCCGATCTGGACGGCTGCTTTACACAGGGTGAAACAATCGAAGACGCTTATAAAATGGCTTTTGACGCATTAGGTTTGGCAATTGATTTTTTAGAGAGCGAAAAACGCACCATTCCCTCACCTTCTACACCTAATGAAATCAAACTAAATGAGAATGAATTTGTTGTAATCATCGAATTTGATATGCTCGAATATCAGAAAAAACATAATTCAAAATCTGTAAAGAAAACACTGACTATTCCACAGTGGCTCAATGAGGAAGCTATGGCAAAAAATATAAACTTCTCACAAGTTCTTCAGGAAGCCCTTCTTATCAAATGCCAAGGTTAGGGCTTAAGAGTTTTGCTCATTCTATTAAGAAAAAAATCCCCCTTCCTGCGCCAACAGGAAAGAGGATTTCAAAAGGCGGTTCTTGTGGAACCACAAAACGCAGTATTATTATACCACATGACCGTCCTTTTGGATATACCTTTCTATGAGTATGTATCAAATAAAAAAGGAGGTCTTTTTATGGCAACCGCAAAACGCCTGCCTTCCGGCAACTGGCAAGTAAAGGAGCGGAATTGTATACCACAAAATAAACACGTATTAACACAAAAGCATGAGGAGAGAAAGGAATTCCCTTATGAAAAAAAATTCTCAAAGTACGAATCATATTGTTTTTGTCAGAAACGGCGGCGGCACCAGAACTGGTCTTGCACCAACGACGCCACCACCTCAGCCGCCAAAACCACAGCAGCCCTAATCAACCGGATACCTGCATACGATCTATATAATCTTGATACTTTGCCATATCGTAAAATTTAATAACGAAACCATTTTGCAAATCGCAATACTCCAGATTTGTTTTGCCAAATATTTTACCTTCTTCCGGTAAACGTTTGTCATTTTCAAAATACGCTTCCACTTCACAGCAGTATTTTAATAATATTTCGCTGTTTGGAGATTGCGGCGGTGGATATGCTTCTAAGAAACCTCTGGAAAGAACATGACCATCTTTTTCTATGGATACTACCACACCTTTTTGTGTGGAATATTTATCGGTTTCAAAGACTTCTTCCCATATGGTTTGGTATAACCCTTCCACTGGTCTGCCCTTCCACTGATTGTACCGATTGATGACAAACGGCACGACAGCTTTATTCAATTTATGAAATAAAAATGTGTATGCAATTGATACGAGAGAAGCAAAGACAATATATACAATCAAAAATTTGGTATTTGTGAAACTTTCAAAATAGTTGTTGATATTCAGATCATGTGTAAGGAAACACGCCCTTGCAATCAATCCGGAAAACAACACCACGATACTGAATACAACCATTTCGGATAGTTCAACCCAACCGTTTGAATCACCTATTCGATACTGTTTTTTCGGAATAAATCTTTCTTTCATCAGTTTTGATAATGCTCCCGGAAAAACAAACAAGAATAAAAACAAAATGCTATCCATATTAAAATCCATAACATCACCTCGTAATATCAACAGTTTACCATATATAAGTATGTATTTCAATTCACTGCAGGTCAATGTAGCGATACAATGATTAAAGTGGTATTATGGTTCTCATTTTAACGAACACATTAGAATCACATATTTCTAAAATAGAAATTGTGGTGATTCAAAATAAAAAACACCACCTACGGCGCATTCGCACTTTCAGTGGTTCATCTTAATTGTATCATTGGATATATTATTTATCAACTTTGTATATTATTTTATATCATTTGTCAATAAAACTAAAATCCCCCTTCCTGCGCCAACAGGAAAGAGGATTTCATATAAGCGGTCATACC